ACTGCCTGACCAAGAATTGGCTAGTAAACATCCGCATGTAATTTTGTTCCTTGATGAAATGAACAGTGCGGCTCCTAGCGTACAAGCGGCGGCCTATCAGTTGATTTTGAATCGCCGTGTCGGTCAATACAAACTGCCAGACAACGTTCTAATCGTTGCCGCTGGTAACCGTGAAGCAGATAAGGGTGTTACTTATCGTATGCCTGCTCCGTTGGCTAACCGTTTCCTACATTTGGAAATGCGTGTAGATTTTGACGACTGGAGTCAGTGGGCTACTAACAACCGTATTCACAAAGACGTAGTGGGTTACTGCACTTTCGCTAAGAAAGACTTGTACGACTTTGATCCAAAGTCAGCAAGCCGTAGTTTTGCTACTCCCCGTAGTTGGAGTTTTGTCAGCGAGTTGTTGGAAGAAGACGACACTGACGATACCACAATGATGGATCTTGTCAGCGGTGCTGTTGGCGAAGGGTTGGCTATCAAGTTCATGGCTCATCGCAAGATTTCAAGTAAGATGCCTAAGCCTGAAGATATTTTGGCAGGCAAGGTTAAGAAAATGGATTCGAAAGAGATTTCGGCCATGTACTCTTTGACTGTATCCTTGTGCTATGAATTGAAAGATGCGGCTGATAAGAACGATAAAAAGTTCAACGATATGGTCAACCATTTCTTCCGTTTCATGATGGATAATTTTGAAACTGAGTTGGTGGTTATGGGTACCAAAGTTGCTCTTACCCAATATCAACTGCCGTTGGATCCAGACGAGATCGACTGCTTTGACGAGTTCCACGACAAGTACGGCAAGTACATTGCGGCCGCACAAGACAAAGGTCGTTAATCCAAAAAAGAAAGGGTGCAGAAATGCACCTTTTTTCTTGACTAAGTAGTCAAAAGACAGTATAATATATACATTGTAAACAGGAGCATTTATGAGTTATCTAGATCCCATCGTCGATAAAATTGTTGTAGCCCGAGTAGGCTTACTGCTACGTCATCCATTTTTTGGTAATATGGCTACCCGTATGAAACTAGTTGATGCTAGTGATTGGTTGCCCACTGCCGCTACTGACTTCCGTAACTTTTATTACAATCGCGAGTTCTTTGAAAAGATGACTCCACGTCAAGTAGAGTTTGTTGTTGCTCACGAAATTTTGCACTGCGTCTTTGATCACATGTTGCGTGTGGAAGGACGTGATCGTCAAATTTGGAATATTGCCGCTGACTATTGTGTTAACGGTTTGCTAAAGCGCGAACGTATCGGTGACGATCCTCCTGTTAAATTCTTCCATGATCGCAAGTATGACGGCTGGAGTGCTGAACAAGTATACGACGAAATCTTCAACAAGTATGACGAAGAACAACTTAAACAGTTGGGTGAAATGTTAGATCAACATTTGGACGGCGAAGGTGACGGTAAAGATGGACAGCCAAAGCACAGTCAAGAAGAATTGAAAAAGATTCGCGACGAGATCAAAGAAGCAATGATTCAGGCCGCACAAGCCGCAGGTGCTGGCAACGTGCCTGGAGAAATTGGTCGTATGATCAAAGAAATGACAGAGCCTAAAATGAATTGGCGCGAACTGTTGCGTCAACAAATTCAAAGTACTGTTAAAAATGATTTTTCATTCTCACGTCCTAGTCGCAAAGGTCAAATGACCGGTGCAATTTTGCCAGGCTGTAACTTTGATACTAGTATTGATATCTGTGTGTCTTTGGACATGTCAGGTAGTATTACTGATGCAATGGGTGCAGACTTCCTTGGTGAAGTCAAAGGCATTATGGAAGAGTTCAAAGACTTTAACATTAAGATTTGGTGTTTTGATACTCGCGTGTATAACGAGCAAGATTTTAATAGTTACACCGCAGAAGAGATTTCTGAATACGAAATTATGGGCGGTGGTGGTACTGACTTTACCTGTAACTGGGATTACATGAAAGAGCATGATATTAACCCTAAGAAGTTTATCATGTTTACAGACGGATATCCTTGGGACAGTTGGGGTGACGAAGATTATTGCGATACTATCTTTATCATCCACGGTAACGATACTATTGTTCCTCCGTTTGGAACTCACGCTTACTACGAACCACCTAGTCAAAAATGAGTTTAGCAGATAAAGTTAATCCACTCAATGTTTTGGATTGTAGGGAATTGAGAGACCCGCCGGTACATTTTCATTATCTTTATTTAGATTTGAAATACAATACCCAAAAGCATATACACGAGTGGATTAACTTAAATCTTAAAAATCGATTCTATATTGGTGAAAGCCTAGTCTTAGAAAACAATCAGTTTATTTCTAAACTTAGAATTGGCTTTGAAGAGCCTAAAGAAGCCAGTTTCTTCCTAATTGCTTGTCCACATTTAAAATACTCTTCGGTTTAGTCTGATATATAGTTGTGCCTATACATCAGAAGGAGTAATATTATGGCCGAAGACCAAAACGTAGAAACATCAGCAACAGAAGTACCCGCTCAAGAAGCACAAGCAACTGAA